CAAACGCTTCTCCACGGCCGCCTTGTCCGAGACGTCCACGCCGTCAAGATTGAGGTCGCTGCCCCACAGCAGGTTCGGGCGTGTGCCGTTCTCCACCAACTTGTACAGCGCTGAGTTGTTCTCACGCACGAGCCTGTCCATATAGTCCTCGGCCGATTCAAGTCCGCCGTCCGCGCCCTTCACCTTGAAGTCGCCGGTCACCTGACTGCCGTTGGCGGCAAACCACGTGCGCTTGTGCGTGGCGAGCTTGAAGTCGTTCACGCCCATGTATTGCACCCAGTAGGGAGCTTTCAGGTCACCGTCAAAACTATTGTAGGCGCACGTCATGATGACGCTCTGCCTTTCCTTGTTCTTACGGTTTCCTATCTGCGCGAGTTCGTCACCCACCTTCGGCATGTCGTCAGTCGGGTTGGAACAGTCAGTCTTGCTCAAAACCAATTTAAGGCACTTCTCCTCCTTGCCGTCAATCGTGCGCGTCACCACCTCCTTAGGCGCATCCGTCACCAACCGCCAATAGTAGTGATTGCCCTTTCCACCCTTGAGGATGTTCATGCCATCTGAACACATCATTTGGTCATTCACCTCGCAAGTCCGCGACAGCGTCACGCCGTCTTTCTCCGCGCGCTGGAAACACACAAATCCGTCCGCCGTTTCCTCCACCGCGTCAATGTGGAAAGTACCCGCGGAGTTCACCGTCATGCCCCCAGCCGCCTTAGCCTTTTGTATCTCCAACTCAAAGAACGTCGCCTTGCCAGTCACCGTGAGGTTCTTGGTCATGATATTGCCCGAGTTCGTGATGTCGCCAGCGTTGTTGATATTCCCTGTATTGGTAATGTCTCCAATGTTTTTGATGTCACCCCTGTTGACGATGCCTTGAAAAAAGCTCACCGCCTTGGCCACGATGCCCTTGAGGAATGTCACGACCTCTGCTGCCGTGTTGGGTATGTCGTTCCGCAGGAAGTGCGTCAGTGTTTTTGATTCCAAGCTCACCTCATCGGCCATTCTGGCATGGTTTGCTTCATTGGCCGCCTGCGCATGATTTGCCTCATCCGCCCTTGTTGCTTCGTCCGCCTTCTTGGCATGCTCTGCCTGTTCGGCGAGGCGTGGCCTTTTCCGCCATTTTCGCCATATCGGCTTTACTGGCGTGCACAGCCTCCTTGACGGACTTGTCTCCATAGGCTGCTCCCGGTGTCCTGAGCGTTGGCGTTGCAGCCTTGTTTTTCTGTTTTTTGATGATCTTTACGTCTATCATGTTTCCATCTCCTTTAGTGCCATTTCAGCCTCCCCCGATTCAAGGTTCCTCGTGATGCCCTGCACAAAGAAATACTTTCCCAGTGCCGGATGCCTGTAGTGGTTGAACGTGCTGACGCGTTGCTCCTTCTTGTCGGTGAGCTTTTGGGTCATGAGAATTCTGGGCTGGTGGTACTCGTTGTAATAGCTGTCAACATACAGCTGCTCCGGCTTTGCCTGTCTCCCCGTTGTGTGGTCGTAGATATTGACCACCCCGTCGCCGGTGAGCAAGTTGAGCGGCGTGCTCATGCATACCCCCTGTGCCACGCCCAGCTGCCTGCATTCCTCCGAGGTGAGTGCCGAATTGATTTTGAATTCGATGTCATCCTTCCTGTTAACAAACTGCTGCTTGTCGTCGCTCATGTAGACGATGTCGCTGTCACCCGGTCTTTCGGTCATCCCATTGTCACTGTACGCCTTCACCTGAAAATCCTCGATGAGGATGCTGCTGACGTTCGCCAGCAGTGAAATGGTGTTGCTGGTCCACTTGGTATGCCTGAAGAAGGTGGGATGCCTCCTCGTGATGTTCTCCCACGTGGCGTTCACCGGTCCGAGTATCATGAACTTGACCTGCCCGCTAACCTTATCGGATTTTCTGATGGGAATGGCCATGCCCTCGACGTCTATTCCCATTTTGTAGCTGATGTTGTTCTGTATGTCAAATTTTCTTCCGATGAGCTTGTCACCTATTTTTGGATTGAAGCCAATGGTGAAGCTCTGCTGATAATACACATCATCGCTTGCGCACTTTTCCCTGGGGAAGTATTTTTCCCATTTGAAGTTACCGGGGCTTCCCCCGTCGCCCTCCTCGACCACGCACTTGTCTCCGATGATGAGCATGCAGGCCAACACCGCTACTTTCGAGATTCTGTCGGTTCCGTCGCCAATGGCACTGTAGTTGAACTCGACTTGCTCTGGCGCCGACCCGGTGAACGGCACCAGTCCTCGTGTGGTGTCCCTGTCCCACGTAGGCTCTTGGGCGGGCGTGTCGGCTTTCCACCACTGCTGTGTGTAATACTTGTTCCGGTTGTTCTTTGCCGGAACCGTGTGGTGCCACCACCTCATGATTCTCCTTCCTGCAAAAGGAAAGCTGGGTTTGTAGTCGTTGATGGCCCTGAAATTGTCGGTGAGCGGGGTGATGGGGTTGAGGATGACGTTCCCGCTGATGACGATGTAGTTGGTAGTTTTGTCATCGCTTGGTGAGAACACCCCCCCGGAGGCGCTCCCCTCGTATACTGCCCTTGGAATGGATGCCTTGAGACTTCGCTCGTTTGGATACACTTCCGCCGGGTTGTTGTCGATACCGTTTCCGTTGACACTCACGACGAGATAGTTGGTCATTTGCACTTTTGCGATGGGCGCGTTGTCTTTCACTGCGCATGGCTGTTCTACCTTTCCAAATGCGATGAGGGCCGCCGTGTCGTAATATGTCAATGCGTTTGGCAACGCCTGCTGGTAGCGCCCACCTTGATTGAACAGATGCATGATGTCTCCGATACCGTCGACCGGGAACCTCCAGCGCCGGTTCTCCATGACGCGGACGAACCAATCTGTGATGGTGGCCCCGCCGTACCCCGTCGTTCTGCCATGCGTGATGGCGTCAAAAGCGTCGATGGAGGTTTCTCCCTCCCCATCGCAGCTGTACTCGGTCATGTACTTTTGCTTGGCGTTGTAGGGGCTCCCGAGTGTGTCGTTGTCAAACGGGCTCTCGATGACGTTCTCCACGCTCCCGGTCTTGCATGTGAGCAGCAGCTGGTTGTACACCTCGCCTACGCTGATGGTGGTGTCCTGTCCCACGACGTTTGCGTTGCTGATGTCCACGCGTTGCCTTGTGGTGACCGACTCTTGTGCGCTGACGAGGTCACGCCACCTGATGGGCTGCTGGCTCTTGACGCTTTCCCATGCGAAGATGTAGAATGTGAATCCCTCTTGCCTGATGTGCAGGTTGAGGTATTTGAGCGTTTCCCCGAGCACCTCGTCCTGCTGCCACACCTCATCCTCGTCATCGCCGAGAAAGAGCAGCTCATTGACGGACAGCTGGCTGAACACCTGATATTTGTTCTCCTCCAGCCTGTCGAGTGCCCGGCTGCCATCATATAGGAATGTGAGATTTCCCTTTCCCTTGATATCTACCCCTTTGGTCATGTCTTTCAGCGTTTCCATGACGATGTCTGCCATGGTGCGCTGGTTGGCGGTGGCCTTGATGCCGGCGTATGCCACCCCCGGCGTTCCCACGCCTCTGTATTTGGCGTATCGCATTGCCGTGAGTACGTCGATGCAGCTCAGCTCAATCTCGTCCTGATCCTCATTATATCCCTGCGAGTAGGTCTGTGGCTCCACGAATCCGGCGAAGAGGCATTCACCCTCCCGATAGATGTTGACCACCGCGTCCCAGCATGACGCGCAGAAGAAGTCGGGCACGAAATTTTTTGTGAGCAGCCTCACGCTCGCCTGTTGACAGAGCAGCGCGTCGAAGGTGTCGCTGACCTGGCTCGTGATGTCCACGGGGTCGTCGGTCCAGCTGATGCCGCTATCCTTCGCCCCTATCTCTATGTCTGGCGTATGGCTGCCTTTCGTGAGGATGTGCACCTCTATGCGCTCGTTGAGCTGGTTGTAAAAATGTCCGTGTATGTACATGTGTGTGCGTGTTATGGGCGGTTCTATAAATTAGCTTTGAAAGATTGCGAGCCTGCTTTATATAAAACATAGTCTCACCTAGCTCCACATAGTCTCACCTGGTTCCACATAGTCTCACCTAGTTCCACATAGTAGAATTTGTAGAACCTCCCCTATAATCTAATGTTTGTTTTCTTCCTGCTGACGCGCGTCTCGTTTGCCAGTGCCAGCACGATGTCACGCCCACGCAGCCTTGCCTCCAGCCTGCCGCTGAAACCACCGCCGGTGTCGCCTATCAAAGCCTTGAGCCTGTCGAGCGGCACCACCACTTCCGGGTTGTTTGCCGCCCCGGCATACTCGCCGAAAATGCCCAGCGTGGGTCCGTAGGCGATACAGCCGTCGGCAAACTTTGGCAACGAAGCCATGACCCCTATGAGCGCGGCCACCATGCCAATGCCAATGGCTATCCCTGCGAATGGAATGCTCGCATGAGCCTTCATGGTCTTGGCTGCCGCCCCTGCCACGTCTGCGGTAGTCTCCGCGCTTGCCGCCGTGGCCCTTGCGGCGCTGTTGGTGACTTCCGTGGCCGTAGCCGCGCTGTCTACTGCCGCCGTTTCCGTCTTTGCCATGCCTTGCGCCGTGGTGGCCGCGGTGTTCTGCTGCGTCGCCCCTGTGAGTGCGTCGATGATGGCGATGATGCCGCTCAACCCTTGGTAAATTTGTATGGCCGCGTCGACGACGCCGGTGATGGTCTGCCAGGCATCCCCATTGCCCTCGAGGGCGTTGGTAAGGCTCTGTACACCATCTCCAATGCCCTTTATGCCTCCCCATGCCTCGGTGAAGCTGACTTGGCTTCGCCGCAGCACCTTCTCATACCTCTTCCATGTGCCGATGAGTTCCTTCACCTCTTCGCGCTGTTGCGCTCCGAGTGGATTCTTCGTGTCGGCGAGCATTTTCTGCAGGGAGCGTATTTTTTCACGAATGCCCTCCAAGCCAATCACTTCCAGTTCAATGCGCAGCTTCTTTCCGCTCATGGCTCCCAGCGCGTGTGTCTCTTCGTGCATGGCAGGCAGTTGTGTCATCCTCGCCATGGCATCCCGCTTGTCCTGCAAGGCATTGATGGTGCGCTGTATGTTCTCCACCTCCTGTGCGCTTGCCTTTCGCTGCAGGGCGCCATAGTAGCTGATGGCCTTGTCGAGTTCTTCCATCGAGTTGAGTGTCCCGATGTGTGCGGGCTTTGCGAGCGTTGCCAAGGCCTCGTCCCACTCGTGCCGCAGCTTCTGCAAGGCGAGAATGTGCTTCTGTATCTCCGCTCGACCGCTTTGCGTGGCTTTCTTGAGCTGCTTCTCGTAGAAGGCAATCTCTTCGTCGAGCTGCTCATAGGTCTTTATCTCATCTGTCTTGAGGGCTGCGTGCGAACTGTCTTCGAATGCCGTTTTAAGATTGTTCAAACGTTTTATCTCAGCGTCGATCTGGCTGAGTTTCTCCTTGGACGCCTGTTTTCGCAGCTGTTGCTGATACAGCAGTTGTGCGTCAATGTCTTCCAAGGTGTCGAGCGACGTTGGCCGGCTTGCCGCATCGACCTCCTGCTGCACCGCCTTTTGCAGTTCCTTGTACTTGCCGATGAGCGCTGTCAGGCTGGCTATCTTGTTCTTGTCATCCTTGTCGGTTTTTTTCAACAGGTTGTCATAATAGGAGAGGTTCTTGGCTATTTGCTCCAGTGTTTTTGGATTTTCCACCGGCTTTTCGGGTGCGTTTTGCTTAGCATGGGTTTTCCTCGTTGTCTTTTTGTTGGTGTGCGCCACGCCCTGTTCTCTCTTGTTGACAGCGTCGCGCTTGTTCAATTCCTTTTGCAAGCGTCCAATCTCACGGTTGAGTCGTTGCCGTTCGGCGTTGTCGTTGCCCTTGACCCTGTCGAGTTCTTTTCGTTTCTGCTCCAGCTCCTGATTGAGTTCCTCGTTGGTGAGTTCGTGTATGTTCGCATCCGTGACGCGCACATTGTTTCGTGACCTCTCAAGTTCCTTCTGTGCATCCACCATGTGCTTGATGCAGGCGCCATACTGCCGTTGCAGTACCTTTATATCGTTAGTGAGCTTGCTCACCTCGCCACCCAGCTGTTCGTAGTAGTCTTTTCCTCCGGCTGCATTCTCCCAGTTGTAATGCGTGTTGCCGTTGCCGTCCCAATACTGCTGCCCCAGCTGGAAGCGTTCGCTTTGCTTGCTCTCTTTTTCGAGCTGCTTGGCGGCGATTTTCGATGCGAGCACCTTGGCTTGTGCCTCGTATCCGATTTGCGCGCAATAGACCTTGCTTTTTGAGATGAGCGTGTCGTACCATTCCGCCGCCGTGCGGTGATACCCGAAACTCTCCCCGTACTTCTTGTTGAGCTCGCTTACCTTTTTCGTCGTGTTCTTATGGCTGTTGATGAGCGATGCCAGTGTGCTCACCTCCATGTCGATCTCCGCCTTGGCGTTGGATGACGCGCTGCTGAAGGCGTCCGTGCTTTCTTTGAGCATGTCCACGTCCTGCGCTGCGTCTTCCGCCTCGTCGCCCATGGAACTGAACAGGGAAATAATCCCGGTGATGATGAGGGAAATGCCCATGGTCATGGCTGCGTAGAGTGCCGTTACGGCAACGGTGAGCGCCGCCGTTCCTGCCGTTGCCGTATATCCGCTTGCCGCCAGAAGGTTTTGTGCCGTTGCCACCACCCGTTCGTGAACTGCCAGTGCCAGCCCCTTGATGGACGTAAGGACGAATGCCGCGCTGAGCGCCTTGATGGACGTGATGAGTTTCGCCGTGGCCGCCAGGCAGATCATGGTCTGTGCGGCGATGGTGACAAAGGGCATGGCTCCCTGTACCATGCTCCCCAACTGTTCCTTGATGTCTCCGAGGGTGTTCTCCAGCTGCTTCTGCTTGCCGGCGTCGGTCTTTGCCAGTTGTGCGTTCATGTTGCCCACGTTGGCCGTGATCACCTCCGCGAGCATGGCGGCCCGTTCGGACTCATTTCCGTACTGGAGCACCTGCTTCTGTGTCTCGTCGAAAGTGATTCCCACGCGTTGCAGCACCTCTGCCTGCCCCTGCATGGCCTTTCCCATCATGTTGCCGACGCTCACCGCATCCTGTGTGGTCGCGTTCAGTCCGTCCTGCTGCGCGATGAGGTTGTTCATGGCCGGAATGAGCACCTCGAGGCTCTGCTTCTGCTTGAGGAAGGTGGCCATCTGCTGGGCGCCGCTCATCTGCACCTCGTCGCCGATGACGCCGAGTTCCTGCTGCGCGGCACACAGTTGTTTGACGCTTTGTATCTCCGCGTCGGTACTTCCCATGCGCTGTCGCATGATGGTGTCGAGCTGCGTTTCTGCCACCAGCTGTACCTGGTATGCCTGTGTAAGGTCACAGAGCACCCCCTGGAGTTGTGCGATGGAGTTTTGAAATGCGTCCACGGCCTGTGCCGCCTGTGCCCAGGTGATGACACTTTGTTTGGCTTTCTCGGCCTCTTCCTGCACCTCGGACAGTGCCTTCCCCACCTCTTTTGCGTCGGCGGTGACTTTCTTCACTCCTCCGTCACTGTTGATTTTGATGGTAAAACTGACCTCTTTTGTCATGGTTTCTATTTTTTTTTCTTATATTTGCAGCAGCTTCAAACTTTGAACTTTGAACTTTATGTTAGCAAGCGTCAACTTACAGCCCCTTCACGACCTGATAGTGGAGCACCCTGTTGCCAGTGTGCTTATGGTAGCGTTTTGCCTTGTGGTGATCATCGCAGGTCTTTTGTTCTGCTATGGTGTCATCAAGGCTAAATAAGCGGGCTATTTCAGTCCTGCCTTCCGCTTTTCCTCCCTGTACCTGCGCATGATCTCCTGCCTGTCGGGTATGTCTTGCTTTTGGTTTTCCTGTTTCTCATCCCATGGAAACTCCATGATGTCACTCGGGCTTAACCTTTGTTTTGCCCATGGCTGCAAGGTACACAGGCAGCTCATGCGCAAGCGTTCCCAATGGTCGCGCTCTACGGCCATGCGCCTGTCGTTCCATGCGTCCCACGCCGCCCTGAACTCAGAAGGGGTGCATCGGCAGAAGTCGTCCATCCCCATGCCCATGCACCCCAGCGCGATTCCGAGCAGTTGCTCAACATCAGCCTGCGTTACCTCTTGTTGGTCATTTTTTTTCATCCATGGAACTGATTTGCCGGTTCCACTGTGTGAGCATGTCGGGCGTGATGGTGTTGCAGAAGGTCTCGAAATCTAATGGGAACTCTTGTCCCGCTGCCTGTGATGAGCATTTGACGCAACACCACATGAGCATGAGCAGGTCTTCGAGGTTTTCTTGTTTGAGCTGGCTTACATCCTTTCCTGTCTCGCGCTTGAACAGCAGGAATGCCCCCATTACCAGATAACAGGGGTAAGACTTTCCGTTGATGACTATCTTCATGACCTGGTTCCTCCCGCGCTAGCTGTTGAACCAGACTCACTAAGACCTGACGCCACCTTTCCCACCTTTCCGCAGTTCTCCAGCTGTACGCTGTACTTGGCGTCGTCACCGGCCTGCCCGTCGAGTTCGAGCGATGTGATGATGTACTTTCCCTTGTAGCCACCGCTGGTTTTTCCAGTTCGCTTGTCGCCGTCGCGCAAGCCGTAGGCGGCCTCGATGGGCTCGCCGGCGAGCTGTTTTTCCTTGAGCTGATCGTAGGTGGGGGTCTCGCTGTCGCCGTCGGTGAGCACGCAGCCCTCTGCGGAGATGCTCTCCGAGAAGCTCTTTACATATTTCTCCTTCCACTTGCCAGTTGCTGCCTCTTTGGTGACGCGCTCACCTGTCTCGGTGGTGGTGCTTACCTTGCATCCGGTGGAAAATCCCAGCGCTTTGCCATCCACGCTAAGGATGAGGTTTGTTCCGTCTAAAACACTTTTTGCCATATCTTTCTTATTAAATGGGTTGATACTATGCCGGCCGCCACCCCGGCGATGAAGGCGATGAATGTAATTCTGAGACCGGGGGCGCCGCGATCCTTTGCCGTTTCCCTCAACTCGCTGTTTGCCCTGTTCGCCTCATTGAGTTGCCGTTTCAGCGTGATGATGTTCTTTGAGTAACTTGCGGCTACCAGTAGCAGTGAGTCGCATTGTGCCTCAATGATGATTTGCTCAGGCTCATTCGCCGTCGCCGGTTTCCTTTGGAGCTTGACGGCCGCCTGTTTTTCCCTTGCCGTGTACGACGCCCCTGGTGGCAGCTGCCTGATGCTGTCGAGTGTCAGCCTGAGACAGGCTGTTGCCATGGGAACCCTCACCGGCTTCTGCCATGTTTGGGTGACCGTCGCCGTGAGGCTGTCCCTTTGCAGGCTCATGCTTTCCTCGCGCAGGCTTTGGCGTTGCACTGTCTTGGTCGAGCGACAGCTCCACGCTGACAGGGCAAGTAGTGCGATGAGGGCATATCTGAATAGCCTCGATGGCCCGTGAGAGGCGGTTGAGCACCCGTCGCATCTTGTCGCCATCGGTGCGAAGATTCTCAATTTTGTCATAGTTGGTTTCGTTTTGCTGTTGCAGACTGATGAGCTCACGGCTCACCATGTCGTACATCTGCTTGTAGGTATCCTCTATCTTTTTTTTCTCCTCGACGGTTCTGGTCCGCCGGTTGGCGATCCAGGCAATGGCGGCTCCGATACCGCCCGATGGGATTGCCCATTGCAGGATTTGAAATATCGTGTCTCCCATTGCTTGTATATTGTGAATTGTAAATTATGAATTATGAACTCCTATCCCGGCCATCCACCGCCCCACGTCGAACGAGGGGCATTGCTTGGCGGGGTTGAGGTCGTGGTGCCCTACGATGCGTATCTGCGGGAACCGGCTGTGGAACTCGAGGACGTATCGCTTGAGCGCCTCGCGCTGTGCCGGCGTGCGTGTGTCTTTAGGGCGCATGTCGCTGTCGCATCCACCCACATACACGATGTGCCGGCTCACGCTGTTGTACCCTGCCGAACCATTGGTGATCTCCCAGTTGTCTACACGGTCGTCTTCGTTGTTGGGCGCCAGCCGCTCGATGGTGCCGTCAAGATGAATGAGGTCCGTGTAGCCAACGTGTTTCCACCCCCTGCCTGCCGGGGGTGGCGCGGTGTGCCATCGGCGTATCTCAGCCGCGGTGACCTCGCGCCCCTCCGGCGTGGCGGTGCAGTGGATGACGAGATATTTCATCGGCTTGCTCATCATGCGGTTTCCTTATAGCCGTTTGCCATTACCACGCCCGCATCAGTCTTTTTAGGCATGCAGATGAAATAATGGCGGAAGTTGATCTTGTTACGCTGGTATTCGGGGTCGGTGGAAGCCTCGCTGTAATACATCTTCGTGGACCCTGTGGCCTTGAACACGCGTGGCGTGTAGAAGGCGAACGAGCACTGGAACTCTCCCTTCTCGGCGTTTGCGCCAAGCGCTTTCTTGACGCCAGCCTGCGTATAGAGCGGCGTGTTGGCATACTCGAAGATGTCGAACCCGTAGAGCTTGCCTACCTTACCGGTTCCGCGGTCGATGTTGTACTGCTCGCGGAAGTTCTGACTGGCGAGCAGCAGGTCGTTCACATGGTCGGGGCAGAGCACGAGACGGCGGTTTTCTGCCGGCACCTTCATCTTATCCAGCGCCCGTTTCATGGCCACAAGGTCTTGAGGTGTCAGGCGCAGTCGGCCAGTCTCAGCGTCGCGCTCGCCGGTGGTGGTGAGCACGGGCGTGGTGGCGCTGTTTTTCTGAGCGCAGAGCGCATGGGCGGCTTTTGTAAATTTAGCGTCATTCAGCGCGTTGCCGTGACTTTCTTTCACCCGTGCCATCTTGTTGTAGCTGACGGCATATAGTTCGTCATCGGTGATGGGTGTGACTTTTGTCTGGAACTTGTCGAGCTTGATGGCAATGTCTTTGTCGTCCAAGGCCTGCAGTGGTATGGGATAGGTGGTGTTGTTGACCAGCACGTCAGGGTCGACCCCTACGTCGACGAGGTGAATGACGTCGTTGTTGGTGATGGTACTCTGGTCTGGCACGCCGTCGAGCCATGAGCCTTCAAGGCCTCTGCGCAGGGCTTTCACCAGCTCGCCGGTCCATATCTCTGTAAATACTCCAGCGCGGAGTGCGCCTTTTGGCATGGCGCCCACCATGGCAGCCACCAAGTTGAGGGTCAATGCGCCCGCCACGGCAGGCAAGCCAAGCATTTTCGCAATGACGGCACCTACTATCGCATTGAATAGCAGTGCGGCAAACATCTTTAAAATTTTGTTCATCTTTTTTGTTTTTAGGGTTATTCTTTCACAATTCACAATTCATAATTATGGGCGGTTCTATAAATTAGCATTGTCAGATCGCGACCCTGTTTTATATAAAAACCTAGTCCTACCTAGTCCAACATAGTCCCACCTAGTCCCACATAATAGAGACCACAAGATGACAAAACGTAAAAAGACTGACATAAAAAAACTTTACGGTGGTAATTTATAGAACCAGCCTTATAACTATGAACTCGTGAACTGGTTAACCGGTTTACTATTTAGATCACACACTCGATGCCGTACTCGGCCTTGTACAGACGCTTGTATTCCTCCGGATTCTCCGAGCGCAAGGTCGCTATCTGGTCTCTCGGCACCTCGCTCAGCTTTGTGAAGGTCTGATCTCCGGCAGGAGCACCGCCCTGATGTCCCAATACGGAAGACAGCTTCACGGCAGGGTGCATCGCCTTCAGCGTCTTCTCCAGTTCCTCCGCGCCTATCTTCTTGCCCAGCTCCACAAACTGGTCTTTGTTATTTAACTCAATGCGTTTGTCAGCGATGGCTTGATCTATAAGGCTGTTGATTCTCGCCAAAGTGAGCTTCTCTTTTTCCTGAAGCAGAGACGCGTTCTGTTCCTTGACGGCTTTCAACTCGGCAATCTTGGCGGAGATTTCAGCCTCGGTTGCCGTTTCCGGCAGCCCCAAATTCAGGGCGATGGTCTTGTTTTCCATTTCTTCTGTTTTTTGTTTGTTAATATTATTCAAAAGCGGCAGCGGGCAATCTCCGTCCCTGCCGAGGGTTATTCTTTTTCCGTCTTTATGAAGCACGAGGGCATCATCATTGGCACCGACATCAGCGACGCTTACCTCAAATAGCTTGCTCTTGGTGATGGTGGGACGTGTCTGCCCGACTACAAGCAGGTCTTTGTCCTCACTCATCTCAAGTATCTCCAGACCGGCGCTCACCATTCTTAGGCTTCCGAACTCAAACTGCTTCTTGCAGCGTTGGCTCAGTTCTGAGGCACAGTCGAACATCAGTTCACCGGTTACCTCATTGTTCTCCACCTTCAGGTCTTTCACATAACCCACCACATTGCCGCGCTCGTGCATATAGAGCAGTACGGGGTTACGGTTGTACTGCGACACGTCCATGCCGCTCGTCAGCACTCTGGACCCGTAGCTGTTCAGGCTGTCATTAGATATTCTTACACGTTTTCCCATTTGCGTTTAATATTCGATTTCCGCTGCAATATTATGTCATAAATCATTGACTTCCAAAAAAGTATGAAACCACTGCACGCTTCTATGAAGCGGCTGCACCGTTTTTTTGCAACCTCAATAAAATAAGGCAATTTTGCATGGTAAAGCAACAAACCGATTTATGACAAAAGCAGAAACAGAAAAGAAAAAATCACTGGCACGCTCTCTCTACCTTGCAGGAATGGAGCAGAACGAGATAGCGGAGAAAGTAGAGGTGTCAAGGGTTACCATATCCAAGTGGTGCAATGCGGATGGTTGGAAAGAGGCGAGGGCGGCCAAGAACGTGACGCGCCACGAGCTGGTGAACAAACTGCTGCTCACCATAGACAAGTTGATAACCGAGGTGAACGAGTCGGAAGACCCCTCGCTCATAGCAGGGCTGGGCGACAAGCTCGCCAAACTGTCCTCCGTCATCGAGAAACTTGACAAGAAGGCTAATGTCGTGGATGCGATTGAGGTCTTTATGGCATTCTCCAAGTGGCTGGAGTACCGTGCCACCATTGACCCCTCTGTAACGCCGGAACTCATCAAAACCATCAACAAGTTTCAGGATATGTACCTCACCGAGCAGATGGGAATAAAATGATAATTCATAATTTTT